TGCCGTGATGAATTTAAAGCCCAGCTCGATAGCGGCGGATTGCAGCGACAAGAGCCTGTTCTGGAGAGACTGCCGCATTACGTTCGCCATTTTCTGAGATGAGCCAGTTGCTGCTTCGAGTTCACCCCGGAACGCCTTAATGTTTTTAGAGCCTTCTTGCAGTAAGAGATTAACGCCGGTGACAGCCCGCGCCCCGAATATCGTTGATAGTGCGGCGGCTCGTTGCTGCGTACCCATACCCTTAAGGCCTTTTTCAAATTGCCCGACGATATCCACAACGTCGAGGAAATTTCCGGCCTGGTCTTTAGTGGAAATGCTGAGCGCGTCAAGTACTTTTTGTGCTTCGGTGGTGGGATCAGCAAGGCGCAGCATCACGTTACGCAGTTGGGTGCCCGCCTCGGCGCCCTTAACGCCCGAATTCGCCATAATGCCAGCCAGGGCGCTAAACGATTCGAGGCTTTGCCCTGTACTTGTAAAAGTGGGCGCACCTTTCTTGACGGCCTCGAACATATCCTCCATGCTGGTATTTGTTCGCGACATAGTGAGCGCCATAACGTCATTTATGCGGGTGAAATTTTGCTGTAGCTTGGTCGCGTCTTTGGTCATGAGGCCGAAAGCGCCCAGTGAATCGGACGCGATATCAGTCGCCCTGGCGAGATCGACATTCGCCACTGTGGCGAGATCCACAACGCCCGGCAACGCGGCCATAGCCTGATCAGCGTTAAATCCAGCCATGGCGAGAAAATCAAGTCCCTCGGCAGCTTGCCCTGCTGAGAACTGAGTATCAGCCCCGACCTGCCGGGCCGTACTGCGAAGTTGTTTTAAAGCCGCTTGTCCTTCCGCAGTAGCAAGATTTAATCCTTTGAATTTAGCCGAGGCTGACGTGATAGCATGGTCAAAACCTATAAATTCACGGGTTGCAGTCGAGGCGCCGCGCTGAATAAAGCTGAAACCTTTTTGAATGACATTAGCAGCAAGTATACCTTTGATAATGTCTCCCGTCCGGCTGGCGGACCGAGAAACTCTATCGAAATTTTTAGTCGCACGCCCCGTAAATTTATCGGACGATTTGCCCATCTTGCCGAATATTCGGCTGATACGATCGTGCGCCTTAAAAGTGGTTGAGACTGCATAATCAGCCATTATATTTTAGGCCTTTCCGCTTCCGCTATAACTTTATGCCACTCGGCCCAATATGCGAGCCTCGAAAAGGGCATGTTTTCTATTTCAAGGGGCGAAACCCCCCTGTAAAATAGGTAGCCCATATATTGATCAACTTTGTGTAGGACTTTAGACCTGCAGAAACAAAACGCCGATACATTCGGCAACAGAAAGATCGACCCCCCTTAGCTTTGAAATTCCCCTCTCGTCAATGCCCGCCAGCGATCCAAGTAAAGCATAGATCCGTCCGTGGTGGTCTTCAGCGCTTTTGCCCTTCATTGCCAGTTTTGCGCTGCCGGTTAATTCTTTATAGACCACTTCCGATACTTCGCCAGGAGGGTTTTTAAAGATCTGCTTGATTTCGCCGTTACTCAAAACCTCGACACGCCCTTTGCATATCGCGGATAAAAGCTTTTTTACAGCACCGTTGATTTCTTCCGGCAATTCGTCAAGCTCGATTTCATAATAATCCAGAAACGCGTTAAGCTGCTCCTCGGCCACTTCCTGCGATATATTCATAAATTACTCTCCTAAGCGGCAAAGAGCTGCCACGCCCCGATAGACCTATCGGGTATTATCATAATCGAGACCCTATTTTCCTCGGTCTCTACATTTTCGAAGTTAATCTGACCGACACAAGTATAAACCGAATTATCAGCTAATGTCAACGACATGGGGTACGAATCAAGCCGCTCGGCGAGCTGCCTGATTGTATCCTGTTCTACCGGATTAGCTATGATCGGGATACTCTCAGCCGTCGGCGAGCGTACCGTTTTCTTGAACATAGTCTGCCCGCTCGTCGGAACACCTTCCGTCTCATAAGGTGATAAATTCAGCGTTATGTTAGCATCCCCCGCTACTCGGTAGGGTACGCCATCAAGAGTTACTTTGCGCGGGGTCCCGCTTACATCTGACATAATATAAACCCTCCTTTAATTTAATACAGCGATTGAAGTGTCGAATTCTGTCACGGTGTCCAGGGTGCCGCCTTCTCCGGAAAGAATAACAGAAAGTACGTTATCAAAGCCCGTATTACCTGCCCTGATAGTAACAGCCCCGGCTTCCTGTAGTTTCTCGATCGTAAAAGCCGCCTCATAAATCCAGGCGCGACCTTCAAAAGAAAGAGCGAGTGCGACAAGATCGTCTTTCACGCTGGAAATATCACGGGCTTTTTGTCTGTCTGTCGTATTGCCGACACGCGTAGTATCTGCCACAATGGATATACCCTGCCATTTTTCCTGGCTGAAATTAAGCCCAATATTGTATAAGATATTTTGCAAAATAGAAATATTTCTCATCGACCGATAACCGTTTGAACTTACCGGCACACTGTCAGGTCTGTAGAAAGTGACAACATTCTGCATATATACGGCGCTTGATTGTACAAGCGTCGGGCTGACTCCGCTTTTTACTGCTGTGTCGCGGCTATCATAGTCAGATGTCCAGCGGTCCGCAGTATCGCCCGGCCATATGCCCGTAAGCAATACGCCGATATAAGATTGTGCGGCACGGTCGTTGTTAATCCGCGCCATATGCCCGATAGCCTGCGCGGCAATCTCTGACGGGTGGCTTTGCGAACCGGGAACGGATACAATGCCGTTCGCCCTGTCAGTTTTCCGCGTATCTGATATGGCTATAAGGGCCGTCAATGCCGCTGATCCGACGGCCACATCACCTGTAAGCGCCCTGAACGGCCGCGCAACGGTCTTGCTGTACAAACCTACAAAGTCATTACCTGCGCCGACATAAGTACTAATAGCATCGAGCGTAGTGGTGTCCTGCCCGTACCCATGAACAACGTCGGTAAAATACTCCTCATTCGCGTTATCGCCAGTGCCGAGTGCGTCAAGTGCGTCAGCTATTATCGGAATACCTGATCCGCTCGCCATATCGGTAACAGCAACCGTTACGCCTGTCGGTAAAGCCTCGTTAAGTCCGAGATTGAAGTCGAGAGAAATATCATTTCCCCAAGGCCCTTTGCTTTTCGCCGTGATTGTTACTTCGAAAGTAACTGCCACTTTGGCGGCTGTGACCGGGAGGCTTGCGTCGGCGGTAATCGCAGCGACAACAGCGTCGGCAATATCCTCGATAGTCGCCCCGGTTGCAATGGTAACGGGAACCTGAATCCCGGCAATATATAGGTATAAAGTACCGGCGACGACTCCTGTCGTACCCGTAAAGTCAAGCTCACCAGCTGCGGCAACCGCGCCGCCTGCCTCCGCTTGTGGCTGTATCCATGTTCCGACCCCGTTAGAGCCTTGAAACGCTTGTTCGGCAAGCCTGTGGGCCATAAAGCCGAAACCGAACTGGTCGCCTGCATCTTCAGGGCTTAAAACCCGGACAGGTGCTTCATCGACGACGCCAGTTTTAGCCGGGTCATAAGTCCCGATAATTAAAATCTTCCTTGGTACGTTTTCCGCTGTGGGCTGGAATTGAACGTTCTTGACGCTCGACCCCACTCCTGCGGCTAGTGACGTGGCTTGTAGGCCCATTTTAAAACCTCCTTAAGAATTATCGACGAATACGCCGGTTTTTTCTACGTCGTCACCTTCTATATTGACAACATTATCAAACTCGGTTGCGGCTGTACCGCTATCGCCGAGCACATCTTCCGAAACGCTACACGTTAAACGCATAGACGCTGTTAAAACTACAAGATCGCCACGGGGTAGCGGGTTGTCTTTCTCGATATTCGATAACCATCTATCCGCAACCCCCCCCGCATTAAAACCCAGGTCAACGTTTCGGGCATCCATTAATATCTGATAAACTATTTCTATTAGTTCATCGATCGATTGATCCGCTAGATCGGCGGCCTCTTGAAATGCCGCTAATGCCGCTGATATCTGGACGGGTGTTGCAGCTGGATTATTTATTACAGACAAATCGCCTACTGCCGCTTTAGATACCGATAAATCGATTCGGTACGTTATGACATGCTTTGCCGGACCGGTAAGACCCGCCGATCCCCGGGGGAGATCGCCGCTTGAATAATAAAGCTGCACCGTTCGACTGCTGTCTTTTATTTCGTCCGCTGATCTACTCTGACGCTGAAACCCGACCGTTACGAAACGGCCTGCCGCAGCGGCTCCGAGTATGGTAATTATATTATCTTTCAGCGTCCGAAATTGCATCATGACTGTTCCGCCCGTCTTAAATAGAGCTTTATAAAGCCGAGTGACTTTCCGCCTTCAGGCGCCCGCGTAGGGTCGAACATAAAATCCTCAGTTGCGGCGCCTTCAAGCGGGGAGGTCGGTATCTTAACAAGCCATTTCTCCCCTGGTACTGGAACTCGCGAAAGGCTCGATCGGCGTAAAACTACATAAGGGTGGTTTATAACTACCGTCTCGCCTGTATCAGGATCAATGCGGTTCGTCTCATGCCACACTTGGCCTTTAAGCTGTTCGCCATCATTCTCGCTCGTGTCGATCGTCGTCCCGTCTGGAGCTATCAGCGTAACGGGTACGCTATTTTCTTCCAGTGTCAGAGCCAGATTTTTTTCGTTCAGGGCTAGAAGGTTCGGCATTTTTCGACTTATCCTCTACTTTAACGACTTCTTTGTGTCTGCCGTTACTGTATACAGTTTTCTTTTTCATTTGCGCCTCTTCTTCTTTTTAGGCCCAGCGGGCTGCCGTGCGGCTGGCGACTCCTCGTCGCTGTCAGTTTCGACCTCAACTTTACCCTGGGCGATGAATTGCGCGATACGCTCTTCCGTAAGGACATCGGGGGGTACTATGCCCCCCTTGTTAATAAAGCCCGTACCGTTCGGCTTAAGCAATACACCTTTGCCCTGCCACACTAACCGCATTAC